CAAGACTTAAGTTAACATCGATGTCTAACCCTAACAACGAATTAAATAATTGAGTTAATACAACTTTACTATCTAACAATTTCATACCCATAATATAATCATAATTAAATTGATAAATAGTTAGTCCTGGATAACACTCATATAAAACATTTTTAACGTGTCGTTCTAAATTAGCATTGGTTAATTCAACTAGGTTAACATATTCTTCACCATCCATTTGAAATGTCCTTAAACTATAGTCAGATGTTTCAAGGTCATAATATAAAACTATATCATTGTTCTTCTCACCATTATTATTTAATAATTTATACACGCAATATTGTCCCTTACCACCGCTATATGAAATTTTTCTTTCTAATATGCCAGTATTTTGTCCTATTTGTGGTGATACCGAAAATTTACCATTTCTGCTATCCATTTTACCGTTAGAATCAAATGTTATTTTTTTTATTCTAGTTATCGGTTCATGCCAACTTCCATGTATATTTGTTTCACCTTCTATTATTGGGTAATGAATAAATGGTTTTGGTAATATTTTAAAATTAAAATATTTATCTCTATTATAGTTAATTTTAAATATAGCCCTATCATTAGCTAAAATTTTATTTTTAGTGACAACTACCCCTAGGTTTCTACCAAAAAAATCTTGTGAATTAACATACCAATTTATATGGGTTACACCATTATTTGAATTTGAACTGCTAACTGGTTGTAATTTAAATGATACAGTATTATTATCTCCATCTGTTTCTATGTCTGTACATAATTGTAAAACACCACCAGCATCATCATCATACTGAACTGTACCTCCTTTAACTAAGTAATTAAATGGGTTTTCATTATTAACCGTGGTGTTGACTTCTAAATAAGTAAACAATGTTTTCGGAATAAAATCTTTTTTATCAGATTTAATAAGATATCCTAATTCATTAATTGTTTCTATTTTTAACGATTCTCTAAAAATACCTTTGTTTTTAACAAACCATAAAAAGGCGTTAAAATCCTCAGCCCTTGTTAACAAATATGGTGATTCGTTTTTATCAACCCCAAAATATAGGGTGTCCGCACTATAACCTCTTTTTGGTTTACCAGTTTTTTTGTTTTTTGAATCTTTTATTGAAGTATTACCATTCTCGTCAATTTCAACACGTTTTATTGTAGCTTGTTGAGAAAACGGTGAACAATTTAATAGTCCATTATAATCAATAGAATTAATTGGTATGTTGACGCCACTCCCTCGTTTCATTGCTTGACTAAAAATAAATTCACCATTTTCTATTATTTCTGTATTTTTAGAGTTTTGTGAATCGAGATATATTTGAGGACTTTTAACTTTAAATGTTTGTTCAAAATAAAATTCTCTTAGGTTGTCTGGTATGAACGGTTGTGTTGTACATGAAATATTAGAAGCTAAATTAGCTAATAAAACACCTTTAACACCCATCTCAAATGGTGGGAGCATATATGTCAAATATTCAGCTAACCATTCTTTAAGAGCATCTGTAAGACCTAGCATTTGTGTTAATTGTAAAATAAACCACAAGGGTGAAGACACTGTTAAACTAAGGTCTTTGTTAAGGTCTTTCCAGAATGGCAATAGGTCAATTGCGGTCATAATACTATCAATTGACCCTTTTATTTTGTTTTCTACATTACGGTAATTGGGAGTGTTTGCCATTTTATTTTACTTTATAAACCTCTTTATTGTTTTTTTGTTCTTTTTCTATTAAATCTCGTATTCCACTAAAATCCAATTTTTTAACCTCTTTTTTATCTTTTAACAGTTCATCAGTACTTCCGTTATATTTAAGAATTTCAGACAATAATTTAGAAATGTCAACTTTACGCCCGATTGCTTTATCTTTAACTAATAACAAATCGTTAACAGATTTATAATATTTACTTTTTTCATCTATTGTGGTGTCCTTTAAAGGGGTTGAATTAGTTAATTTAGATAATTCATCTTGAACATATTTAATTTGTGAATTTGCTAAATCATATGCCTCTTGTAAAACAGTCTGTAGGTTTTCGCTAGAATTTAATTCTATTTTAATTTTTGCCATTGGTTAATTCTTTATTATAAATACACTTACAAATTATTTTTCTTAATAAAATAATAGGCACTTTTATATTTTTTCATTCCGTCTCTTATTTCTTTAGTTGATAGCAATGTCATTTCCTTTAAAAAGAAAAGAATTGATGATTTGTTAAATTTATTACTGCCCAAATCAAAAAACAATTCATCCCAGTTTGTCATTAAATGACACAACGATAACCCAACTTTAACTTCGTTTTCGTTTAGTTTGAATTCTTCTTTTTTTTCAATCATTTCTAATATCTGACATTTTGTTTCATTAATTAATTCATTTAATTCAATAATCTTTTCTGAATACCCATGATTTTCGTCAATGATTGAGGTAATACCGTTATCGCAATATTCGTCATTCGCTAAAGAATCGCATAAAGTTAAACGTTGTTGGTTTTTAGTAAAATTATTAATTTTACCTATAAGATAATTTTTACAAATAGTACCACAATAGGAATATGCTTTGTGCCCCATGGTTTCATCAAAATTATTAACCTTTGTCATTAAAAATGAAATAGTATCATTAAAAGTGTCGGAAAATTCTTCATCTGGAATATATAAATTATACCTTCTAATTATAGATTCTACCATTTTTGTAAACGCTGGATATAAATATTCGTTGAATATTTGATTCCTTTCACGTAAACTGGTTGCTTTGATATAATCGACAAATGCATCTTCTTGTTTTTGATAAAAATAACCCTTTTGTTTTTTAGTCTTTTTTTCTTCGACTTGTTCCATTAGTTTTTATAATAATATATAATAATTTAGGCTTCTGCGTTAGGCATATATTCAACGCCTCTTTCCTCTTTAAAATAATATTCAGCCTTTGCAGTATTAAACCAAAATTCACTTTCTTCTTCGGTCATATTTTTTTGGTATGTTGAAAACAAAGCATCATTACGTTTTCCAACAGTATGTAAATAACCAACTTTAGGAATAACATAAACTAATTTTTCCATGTATGTTGCTCTTAACAGCAATTCATACCAAAAAGTTAATTTAATATTAGTTTTTAAACCACCAATAGATTTAAAATCATCTAAATTAAAAACCGCTCCAGTTAAATTAAAATTAAAGAAATTTTCAAGCGATTGAAAATCAACATACCCAATTTCCTCTGAAAAAGAAGAAGCCCAAGCAGCCTCATTTGCAAACATTACAAATTTATTTTCGTTTAAGTCGATGATATCAGTTAATGGTAAAAATATAGAAACTTCTGGTTTATCTTTGATATATTGTTCAACATTGGTAAACCAAATAGAAGTATATTGGTCATCAAATTCTAAAATTGAGAAATAGCTTGTTTTCACATCTTCAACTCCACGTTTAACTAAATCAAAGAAAGAAGTCTTTTCATTGGTTACAAGTTTGACATTTTTTGATAGTGTCAATTCGGTTTTAATTTCTTTACCAACTTCTTCACTAGTTACCAATAGGATTTCAATGTCTTTATCCACACTTTCCAATGAAAGTGGTAGTAATTCTTTTACTTCTTGGTCAAATTTATGAATTGGTAATATTACTGTTAAATTTTTATTCATTTTATTTTTTATTTATTTTATTTTTTTTTATTTAATTTCTTTAAGAAAATTAGGGGTTTTAAGTTCATTTTCAATTAATCTAATGAATCTTTTTTGATAATTGGTATCTAAAATACCACCGTTTAATGAAACTAACCCTCTAAATAATTGTAATTCATTACCCTCTTTTATTGTTCCATAATCCATTGGGTAATCTTTTACAAATTTAAAATTTCGAATGTTCATATCCATGTTATTCCTTTTCTTTTGATTTTAATTGTACTAATAATTCTTCCATATCACTTTTTCGTTTATTGATAATTTGTTTGAATATATTAACAGCATCGGTTTCGAATGTTAATTTGGAATAGTTACCAACAACTTCTTGTGCTATTTGTTTAATTTCTTCTGGTACTTGGTCAGTTGTCCAAGCTCTAACAACGGCAGCAATCATATTGTGAATTGAATCGAATGATTTAAACCATAATCCACAATTTTTAACACTACCATCTTCGTTCAACATCCAACTCGGTAAATCATTTGGTAATTTACCAATTAAAATATTCCCACTCGCTAATGCTTCAATTGCAGTGTAACCAAATTTAGTCTTCTCGTCACACCAAATAGTAATAGCAGCTTCACGTAACGCTTCTGAAAAATCTTGTTTTGAAATACCTCTAATATCTCTAAAAGAAACCCATCGGTATGTTGGGAATTTCCAATAAAATGGTTTAACAATTTTATTGATATCACTTTGGTCTTGTGAAATAACATTAATAACCATTTTTTTAGGTTCTTCGGTATTAAAGAAGATAGGGTCAATTTTTGGCTCTAATACAGTAGTTTTTAGATATGGAAAATATTCTTTTAATATTTTTTCTTGTTCTTTTGTGTTAACAATTGCTTCTAAAATACCAAAATCACCCCATTGTTTTCCTAAAGGAATAATCTCAGTAATAAAATCTGTATTTTGAACAATCGCAATTCTTTTACATGGAAGTTCTTTTGTTGCTTCCATAACATTAGAAAAAATATCTGGAATAAATAAAATATCGCTTGGTGAAACTGAAACTTCTCCTTTATTAATATCCGAGTGTTGTAATGAAGAATATTCTTCACCTAACCATTCGCCAACTCCTACAAATTCTTCAGCCTTTTCTTGATGTAACATGGTTACGCTGTAACCATCTTTTTTTGCAGCCAATGCCATTTTATAAATATACTCAAGCGTTCCACTTGGATTACCTTTACTATCTATTACAAAAAAAAGTAATTTATTTTCTTTCTTTTCGATTTTTTGAAGTTCTTCGGTAAAACGTTCAAGGGCTTTTTGTGTTTTTTCTTCCATTTTATTTATTTTTTATTAATTTAATTTTAATTAATTTATTAAAAATCGTTATGTTTTCAATAATTAGTTTTTTATTTTGTGTATTTTTTTAAAAAAGTCTTT